AAAGTTAGCACTATCTCCAACTTCTACAGCTGCAATAGCTCCAGTCCCATCTACAATAATTCTTGCTTTAGCGTTAATACCATCCCCTACAACAGTACAAGAATCCGTATTAGTATAACCAGAACCTCCAGCAGTAACTCTATACCCCACAATCTGCCCAGAATCAGCAGCATTTTGTACTAAGTATTGAGTATAATATGTGCTTGTAGGATCAGAGTAGGTAGCAGAGTCAGCGAATTTTACTGGCATCCAGTTAGCTGTTAAGAAACTATTACCATCGGCAGTTGAGATGGTGTAAAGAAATTTCCAAGCATACCCATCTGTTTCTATAGGAATAGCAGTCCCAGTATGATCAGGCTTAACTGTAGATACCTGTCCTGCTCCGTTAGAATCTTTACCTTGTCTTATACAAATATAAACATTGTTATCTGTAGTTCTTACGTAAAAGCTAGTACCTTGACCTACATCATTATCACTAAACTGTGCATAAGAGGCGCCAGAAGTCCAATCTTTTAGAGGTATAACAAAAGAGAAAGCTTCGACAGCCTTGATTGATTGCATATCATATCTAAATGTACGCTCATCGTATTCTACAGGATTTGGAGTAGGAGGCGTAGCTTCTGTAGGCCAGTCTTGAGATCGACCAACTGCAATATAATAATAATTATCTGAGTCACCAATTTTCGTACCAGTAGCTTCGTCGAATATCTGCTGAGCTAATTGTTTTTTAAGTTTGTCTGTAATTTTTGCTGTCATTGTTTATACCTAAGTTGCTACTGTTTTAGAAGCTAGATGCCAGTCTGCTCCAGACCATATCATAAATCCAGCTTCATTTGCTGCAAATGCAACAGATGTTACTGATCCGGCCATATTAGCAGTAACTGTTGCTGTACCTGAATTTCTATTCACAAAATATTTAGTTTCACCTATAATAGTTCCTGCAGCTAATGTCATTGCTAAGCTAGAAGCGCTATTGAAGATAGTAAGAGGAACTGCCTGAGAACATGCTCCGTTAGATGTTAGAGTTTCTGCAGTATTAACTAATTTAGTATTTACTGTTATACCACCGGTACCTTTTGATTCTAATGTAAGATTAAGATTTGCATCTGTACCAGTAGCGGCTATAGAAGGACTAGAACCAGTAGCTTGGTTAGTAATAGTTATTTCGTTTACTGCTGATCCTGTAGCTGTAAATTTGATGATCTCATTGTTGTTAACATCATTAATACCAGTTGTAATTTTAGGAGAAGTAATAGATGGTGTTGTAAGAGTTTTATTGGTCAATGTCTGGGTGTCTGTAGTCCCTACTACCACCCCAGTTGGAATAGCTTTAGCAGAAGCAGATCCGTCAATATTTCCTGAACCATCCGATATAACAAAACTGCTAGCTGCTATTCCACTTAATGTGTTATTATCCGCACTAATAATTTTATTTGTAAGGGTTTGAGTAGCAGCAATTAAAGTCACTGTACCTGCAGAATCCGGAAAATCAATACTTACCTCAGAAGCTGGATTAGCAGCTCCGATTTTAGTTCTAAAACTAGTGCCGATAATGTCTAAACCACTATCTGTTAACTGTGAAACACCAGCAGCTCCAGAACCTAAAATAGTATAAAGCTCTGAAAAATTATCATTCATTTTATCGCCAGCAGTACGTAAAGTATCTCCTGTGCCATCATTTGCTGTAGTACCGGTATTGATAATCTGTCTTGCCATAATTATCTCTCTAATTTATTTCTTTTATTTATATGTGTGGGAACGGCCAATGAGCTGAATCTGCGATATTACTACTATCAAATAGTGTTGAGAATTCATGTCTGTCAAAGGTTGATATACCAAGAACGTTAGATGAATCATCATGTTGTGAGAACTGAACTGCATCAGTAACGTTAAATGTACGTGAATCAGAATCATCAAATGTAACTGAGTTAGGTGATAACAACTCGTCCAGAGTATAACCAGTACCAAGCGAATCAATAGATTGAGATCCTACATCATGGAATGTCTGATCTGTTCTTTGACGTCTCATTCCCACAGATCCATCATCCTTATTAATTAAAGTAATCTCTGCAAACGCTTCAGGTTGATAAACATTGGCTCCTTCAACTAGGAATAATTGACCCAGTGAATCACCTATTTCATCCATTATAAAGTTAATACCACCATTATTAGCTAACTCTGGATTGTGAGCAACATTATTCCAGGCTACATTAGTCATTTCAATTAAGGTTTCTCCAGCTAAGTAAACTCCTGCTGGATGTACAAATAATTTATAAACATCTTTCCATTCATTAAATGGTAAACTAGATTTTATTAAAATAGATAGTACTTGATAAAGCTTATCATCGGTAATATATCTTCTAGATTCTGGCCCTAGTCCAGAAGCTGCTTGTTTTATTTGCTGACCTGAAGTATTAATACTATCTAGATCATAATCAATTTGAGGTCCTACTAAAAAAATATTATTTTTAGGATATTCAATTACAGGATCAATCCCAAAAAAACCTCTAAAAAACTGTTGCACACTATACTTGGTGCCTTTAGACCTATAAAGCTGATTACTAAATTTTATAGCTTCTCTTTTGTTTTGAAACCCACCAAAGTAAGCTTGCCCTAAAAGTAATTCGTCTTCTAGGAATTGTAAGAGTTTAGACGGTACTTGAGTTGCATCTCTACTACTGTAAAGCTGTTGTATCTGCCCTCCAAAGTTATCTGAAGAGTCTAACCATTCATAGTATTTGTTAAATAGAGTTTTAAGATTTGGATATTCTTCAATAATATATTCGGGTAAAACTTTATCAATTTCTGCTTTATGAAAATTAAGCAGAGTTCTTTTGTTATCTGAATAAGTTTTATCTCTTAATATAGACATTAGTTTGTTGCTTCTGTGATAACTGCATTAACAGTTGACCTATCTGGATCGTGGAGAATAACATCGTTTCTTGTAGATGTAAGTACGCTTTGATTAGCTGGAGTAGCGGCCAATTTAATGTAAGCTACACCTCCTGTGATGCTAGTAGGATTAAAGTAATTTACTGTAACTGTACCACTAGCTGCACTATAATTCCCTACATTGTCAAGTAACACTGTACCCCCTGCAGCTGCTACAATTTGTAAGTCATTAGAAGTAAGTTTATTTTTTATTATAGCATTACTACCTTCATATACAAAAGTAGAACTAGTAATAGTAAAAGTGTCATCATCTGGTATTGCTATTGGAACAGGAAATAATAACTGTTGACTTAAACTGCTTTTAGTTGTAGATAAGGTATCAACAATAAAGGTATAACTGTAAGAGGAAACAAAAGCAGCTAGATAATTTGCTGCATCTTCAAATCTAAATTGAGAAACTAGATTAACTGCATTATTAAGCACTTCATCTGATACATTTACAGGATCATCTAACAATGATTTTATAACAGTAATTAAAGAAGGAGAAGAAGGTACAAAACGTTGTTGCATTCTCACGTCTGCTCTAGAAGAAAGAACAGCTCCACTTACATCATCCACTAAAGAAAGCAAATTTGATCTTCTAAAAGATTGTTTAAACTTACCAGTATTATCTGTAAAGTAATTTGCTATAGTAGTAGTAACATTGTTTTTAGTATTAGATAGTGTCAAGTCAGTTAACTTTGGATTAAACTGAAAGAATGTATCTGTTTCTACAAAGGTTTGAACTGGATCTACAAATCTAAGATTAAAAGAAGCAATAGATAATTGCTCGGCTAAATCTTGAATAGCGAGCTTAGTAGAAGCAATGGTGTCTGCAGTCACATCATCTTCAAAATCGATTGATACGTAAACAGCTCCAAACTCTGGAGATAAAGCATCTTCACCTCCCCAGGATACTATATCATTAATAAGAGTAGAGTAATTACGTAAGATTAAGGAAGCGTAATCTTCTGCAGTAACCATACGGTTCTGAGTAGCATATTGAAATGGAGCGTTTTTACGAATAGACTCAATAGTTTCTTTCGTATCTCCTCCTATAGAGTTAGTCCACTTAGTAACACTTAAAGTTGCTGATTGACCGCTTTCTGAGAATGCAGAGGATGGAGTAAAGATACTAGCGCCATTAGCAACCTCTCCGTTAGTAGACAAATACTGGATTTCAATTTTATTACCTGCAGCAGGAGCTATACCAAAAGTAGTACCATCACCAAAAGACAAGTCATAATACTCATTAGGAGATTCTTTTAAAATAAACACTGTAGAATTAGCGCTAATAGAAGTAGCATTTAAAATATTTTGATAAGGGGTAGCTGTGGTAGAAGTAGCACTTTCGAAAATGTTAACAGTAACTGTATCAGCATCAATGGTTCTATCAGGAATAACATATACAGGATTGTCTTCATATTCTCCAACCAAGAACGTTTTTGATCTTAACGTGCCTTCGAAGATTGGAATTTGATTTGAACCAGCTGCAGTTTTAAATTCATAAAAACCTGAACCGTTGTTTACAGCAGTGTGTGCTTCTATAGTTTGAAAGACATAAGATACATCATCTACTGTAGTATCAAATTTAGTATAAGCAGGAAGTATAACAGTGTTTGACATATTAGAATTATTAAATGTTATACGTATCTTAGCTTGAGATGCTGTGTTAGTATCAGGTACATACCCTACACCTTCAGCTAAAGACACCATTGAACTTCGAAGTTGAGCAGTAGGTAGATAAGATTCATTTAACGCAAAGTTTGCGATCAAACCATTTATATGCGTGTTGTAAGCCAGCACATCTAAAATATTTGAAAGACCAGATGCTTCAAAATTATAATCTTTAAACTCATTAGAGTTAGCAAGATAAGTTTTTAGATTACTTTTAATGTTATTAAAATCAAGTGCTGTAGATCTAATTGTAGTTGCCATGTTATCTTAACCTTGATAGTGTAGTTGTAAATATAATAACTTCTGTAGTATTTATTACCTGAAATTCGATGTAAACATCGAGACTATTTCTATCAGGATCAGATTTTACATTTACGGTTTGTACTAGAGCTCTTGGCTCAAATATGTTAATTGCTTCTATAATTCTTTCTTCTGCATCTTCTTCAATATCTTCATCTGCTAAGTCAAATAGCATTTCTCTAATATTACCACCAAAGAAAGGTAAGAAAGGTTTTTCAAAATGATTGGTTTGTATTAAATTTTTTACTGCTTGCTTGACAGCAGCAGCATCTTTTTTTACAAAAAGTTCACCGTTAGGTTTCGCAGCAAAAGATAAATCAATATCTTTAAACTGTTGCTTTCTGGTAGTGATAATGCTAGAAGTTAAGCTATTATCTTCTCTGGATAAGACTCTGCGCGTTGCCATGGGACTCTTTTTTAGTTATATTTATAAGGTTATCTCGACAAATTCATTAGAAGCATGTCTAGTATTATTATACTCTGTGTATATCTCTCTGTTGAAGACTGCTGACCATTCATCTAATAAAGGCATTTCTAATACTATTCTTACTTTAAGATCTGTTTCAATAGTATCATATGACAAAAACATTTTATCAAAATATGCTATATCTTTAAAATAGGATGCAATATCAAAAGTAAGAGTATTATTTTCAGATCCAGATGCATCAACAACTTTATATACTATAGTTCGACCAGTAAGCTTATTAGTGTTATGTCCCATCTCTGTTACATTACCTTCAGTAGGTACACTACTATAAACTCCTTCAGTTGGAATAATCTTTGCTCCTGAAAAAGGAGAACTGCTAGAATTAACCATCTTTATAAACATTGTGTGAAGGTAGAGATTCTTTGCTATTGTTATTTTATCTGTTTCAACAACGCCGAAACTCCAACTCGGAGACACTATTCCTGGAACAAGAAAGTTAACTATTGAAATATTAGCGCTTAGCTTGAAATCCTGTTTTATTTCCCCAGCAATGTTATTTTCTCTCACAGGGTTATAACGCCAATCAGGAATAATAGTATGATCTTTAGATTTTCGTAATAAAAATGTTGTTAATGTCTTTTTTTCAGCTGTTAATATTTTATCCGATCCTTTAGGAGTAGGAGCTAAAGTTGTTACTCTACCTGAGAATTTCTTAGGAATAGGAGTATTAAAAGTATCACTTACTACCCCAGCTGCAATTCTACCTCCTACATAAAAGGTATTTTTTCTATTTGTAGGATTTCTTAATCTGCTTCTTGCTCTTTCAATAACAGCTGTCGTCATGACAATCCTCCATTATCTTCTCTCGGATCAATAAATTTCTTAATATAATCACCTTTGTCAATTAAAATCTTTCTGATACCTCCTGCTGTTTTAGTTAGATATGTTAGGACATTAGCAGCTGTAGGTTTAACGATAGTAGGTGTAGCTGTATTAGTTATTGAACCTGCAGATCCTGTAGCAGTTGAAGCATAGGTTTGAGACTGTGTTACTGTAGAAGTAGTTGCTGTGCCATCTAGATCTCCATGAAATGTAGGAGCCGTTACTCCTGCTTCAAATATAGCACCGTTACCATTAAACAAC